CTCGACTATATCTCCCCGATGCAGTCCGAACCGATGCTGGACAGTCCTTTTAAGACCCGACCCAGTCCAGACCAATGACAACTAAGCCCAGAAAGCCCAAAGCCCTACGAGGGGCAACCAAGCCACGGCTTCACAGTCCACTTCTCAAGGGCGAAAACAAGCTGCAAGATGTTAAAGATCTATGCGCTATCGTAAAGATGGATCTCATGCCGTGGCAGGAGTTCGTACTTAAGGACATGCTTACTGTGGACAAGAAAGGCATGTGGGTTCGTAAGACAAACCTCATTCTGGTAGCCAGACAGAACGGAAAGACTCATCTGGCGCGGATGTTGATCCTTGCTCACTTGATTAAGTGGAATACCAATGTCCTTATTATGAGCTCGAACAGAAGCATGGCACTAGACACATTCCGACAAGTCACTCACCTACTGGAGACCAATGACCACCTTAAAGGATTCGTTAAACAGATACGACACGCCAACGGCACTGAGTCAATTGAGATGCTATCTGGAGCAAGGCTCGATGTTGTTGCAGCAACTAGAGACGGCAGCCGAGGTAGATCGGTTAATGGACTCTTGTATATCGATGAAGTCCGAGAAATTACAGAAGATGGATTTAGAGCTGCTACTCCTACAACTAGAGCTCACCCAAACTCTCAAACGCTTCTTACCTCTAATGCAGGAGACGCTTTCAGCACTGTACTTAATGACCTACGAGAAAGAGCTATTGACTACCCACCAAAGTCATTTGGATTCTACGAATACTCAGCCCCTCAATACTGCAAAATAGACGATAGAAATGCATGGGCTTTGGCTAACCCCTCTTTGGGATACACCATCACAGAAGAAGCGATTGAAGAGGCGATTGCTACTTCACCGATTGAAAACACGCGTACTGAGACTCTTTGCCAATGGATCGATTCGTTAAGTAGTCCGTGGCCTCATGGAGTTTTAGAGGACACATCCGATAGCACACTAGAAATGAGCGCGGGGGCTTATACTGTATTTGGTTTCGATGTCAGTCCTTCACGCAGGAACGGATCATTGGTCGCAGGACAGCTACTCCCAGATGGGAGGATTGGCATCGGAATTCTTGAGACCTACAGCTCTCAGGTTGCTATTGATGAGCTAAAGATGGCAGCAAGTATAAAGGCGTGGTGCGACATTTATAAACCACGGCTAGTCTGCTTTGATAAGTACGCCACGCAGACAATCGCAGATCGACTTTCTAACGCTGGAGTTATGGTTGAGGATGTCTCAGGTCAGCAGTTCTACAAAGCTTGTGGCGATCTGTTAGAAGGCTTGGTGAATGCTCGAGTGGTTCACAATGGGCAAGAAGAATTGATTCAGCAGATGAATAACTGCGCAGCAAAGGTGAACGATTCAGCATGGAGAATCATTAAGCGAAAGTCAGCGGGCGATATCTCAGCACCTATTGGACTTGCTATGGTCGTCTCTAAGTTAATGCTTCCAGTTCCTAAGCCTCAGATTTATACTTAGACACGCCCTAGCAGATTGTCTAATTGCTTGACAAATGCTACACTTTCTGTCTATGGGTAGAATCTTGCAGACATTCGGGCTTGAACCTAAGCCACAATTACAAGCTCAATCCGCACCTCAGGTGCTTGGTGAGTATTCGCCTTATGCAATGCCGTTTCAGTATGCCTTCATCGGCAGAAGCGAAGCGATCTCCGTGCCAGCACTTATGCGCTGTCGCAATCTATTGTGTGGAACTATTGGAGCGATTCCTTTAGAGCTTTATAAGAAATCTACTAACGAAGAACTCGGCTCACCTGCATGGTTAGAGCAGCCTTCATATTCACAGCCACGATCTGTAACGATTGCATGGACTGTTGATTCACTTCTGTTTTACGGGCAAGCCTTTTGGAAAGTGGTCGAAGTTTATTCTGAGGACGGACGACCATCTCGCTTTGAGTGGATCGCTAATCATCGAGTAACTGCAACACTAGATAGTACAAATACTTTTGTTAGATCTTACGCAGTCGATGGAACTACTTTACCGATGGACGGCTTGGGATCTTTAATCACTTTCCAATCATTAGGCGATGGCATTCTTAACACTGGAGTGCAGACAATTCGTGCAGCTATCGATGTCCAGAAGTCAGCAGCGATTGCAGCAGCCACTCCCATGAGTACTGGCTTCATCCAGAACTCAGGTGCTGATCTTCCACCGGCAGAAGTGCAAGGATTATTGGCGGCATGGAAAAGAGCTCGTCAGAATAACTCTACTGCTTATTTAACAAGCACTTTAGATTATAAGACTGTTGGCTTCTCTCCTAAAGACATGATGTACAACGAGGCTATTCAGAATCTTGCTACTGAGATTGCTCGCCTATGCAATGTGCCAGCAATCTATGTGTCAGCAGATCAGAACTCAAGTTATACATATCAAAATGTCAATGACGAGAGGAAACAATTTCTCACGCTATCTTTGCAACCTTTTATAACGGCGATAGAAGATCGCTTATCGATGGACGATATTACTGCACGTGGCAATGTAGTGAAGTTTGATATCGATAAAAACTTCCTGCGCACTGATCCACTGCAAGAACTCGCAGTAATCGAAAAACTCCTAGCCCTTAATCTGGTCACACAGGAACAGGCTATGGAAATGACAGATCTAACACCTAACGGAAGCAATGGTCTAGAATGAACCAAGTAATAACCTTCTCAGCTGATCTCACAGCAGATTCAGCAAGTCGCACAGTATCAGGCAAGATTGTGCCTCTTAATGTCGAAGCAGGATCTACAAATATGGGCAAGGTAATCTTTGCTTCTGGATCTATTGCTATCGAAGATCCTAAAGCAATTAAGTTGCTAAGTCAGCATGATGCTAAGAAGCCATTAGGTCGCATGGTTTCTTTTAGCGAATCAGATAACTCAATCTATGCAGTATTCTCTATCAGTCGCTCTCAGCGCGGTACAGAAGCTCTAATCCTTGCAGAAGAAGGATTGCAATCAGGTTTAAGCATCGGGGCAGAAGTCCTCAAGTCAAAGATCAAGGATGGCGTTACTTATGTTTCAGCTGCTCGCTTGGTCGAAGTAAGTTTAGTAACAGAGCCAGCATTTAAGTCGGCTCAAGTTACTGATATTGCAGCAGAAGAATCTGCTGTAGAAGAAATCACCCAACCAACAGAAAGCGAGACAGCCACCGTGGAAAACACCACTCCAGCAGTCGAAGCAACACCAGTTGAAGCACCAGCGGTTGAAGCTGCTCGCCCAACTGTTTCAGCAGCATACTTCACAAAGCCACGCATCGAAGTAACAGCAGCTAAGTACGCAGAAAACACAATCCGTGCAGCTCTAGGTGATGACAACGCTCGTCAATACCTACGCGCAGCAGATGACACAACAGACAACGCAGGACTTGTTCCAACTCGTCAGTTGTCAGAAATCATCAACCCACTATCAACAACAATCCGTCCTTCAATCGATGCAATCTCTCGTGGAGTATTGCCAGATGCAGGTATGACTTTCGAGATTCCAAAGATCACAGCAGTTCCAACTGTTGCGATTGAGCCAGAAGGCGATGCGTTCAGCGACACAGATCAGAACGCTGCATTCCTATCTGTATCAGTACAGAAGTATGCAGGACAGCAGACATTCTCTGTTGAATTGCTAGATCGTACATCTCCAGCATTCTTTGATGAGCTAGTGCGCAACATGGCAGCAGCTTACGCAAAGGCAACTAACGCAGCAGTTAATGCAGCACTTATCTCAGGTGCAACAACAGATGCAACAACAGTTGCAACATATCCAACAGCAGCAGAATTGCTAGGAATTGTTGCTCGTGGTTCAGCATCAGTCTATGCAGCAACAGCAGGACTACCTAACCCATTCGCTCGCAACATGGTTGTCTCAACAGGACAATGGTCTAACATCATGTCATTGAACGATGCAGGTCGCCCAATTTACACAGCATCACAGCCAATGAACGCTGGCGGTCAAGTATCACCAACATCACTAACAGGTAATGTTGCAGGACTTAACCTCTATGTTGATCCAACAAATGGTGGCGATGGCGATGGAACAATCCTTATCGTGAACCCAGATGCTTACACATGGTACGAGTCACCAACATACCGCCTACGCGCAGAATCAACAGCTAACGGATCAGTTACAGTTGGTTACTACGGATTCGGTGCTATCGCAACTAAGGTTGCAGCTGGCGCATTCAAGAATAACAAGGCGTAAAAACTCACTAAGTCGCTCTAGGGGGTCAGTAGCCCTCTGACTCCCTAGAGTCTTTAGAAAGGATCATCATGGCACTTACAACAGTCGCAGAGCTCCGTGCAACACTCGGAGTCGGTACTTTGTATCCAGATGCAACCCTTCAAGAAGTATGCGATGCAACAGATGTAGTCCTTCTGCCTATGCTTTGGCAGAACGAGCTTTACAACACGCATCAAAGCCTTACAAACAATGTGGCAACTCTTTACTTTGGTCAAGAGATTTCTAAAGATTTTTATGTAGGACAAAGCATAATTATTACTAAAAACGGAAGCCCATATAACGGCACTAAGACAATTACTGCCATCGGTTCGGGCTCACTTTCATATGCTGCAACTGGAGCAGATCAAGGCACTCATGCCGTCCAGCCTTTTGGAATTGTTGCAGGAACAGTCACAGACTATGCAACTGACACAGCAGTTCAGCAAGCAGCTTTGATGATATCTGTTGAAATCTGGCAAGCGCGTACAGCCACTCTCTCAGGCAGTAACGCTGTAGATTTCCAGCCAAGCCCTTACCGAATGAGCGCACAGCTTCTCGCTAAGGTGCGAGGATTGATCGCGCACTGCTTATCACCTAACTCTATGGTGGGCTGATGCCTGTTGCCGTCACTACTCTCAGGACTACATTAGCAACGGCTTTAGTCGATAACGCTAAGTGGCAGACTTTTGCATTCCCACCTGCCACAGTCCTTGCTAATTCTGTGATTGTGTCTCCAGATGATCCTTACTTGACACCTAGCAACAATCAGCACATTTCAATTAGCCCAATGGCTAACTTCAAGATTGTTATGACTGTTCCACTATTTGACAATGAGGGAAACCTTAACGGCATCGAGGACACAGTCTGTGGCGTGTTCGCAAAGCTCGCTGCATCATCTTTGACCTATAATGTAAGCGCGATAAGCGCACCAAGTATTCTCAACGCTGCATCGGGTGACCTACTCAGCTGCGAGATGTCCGTATCAATCCTAACGAGTTGGAGCTAAACATGTCCGAGTGGGAACAAGAAAACGCTGACTTCCTGAAGAAAATCGGGCAAGTAAGCACACCAGCACCAAAGCCAGCAACTACTAAGAAAGACGAGGAATAATCTCATGGCTGTATTTCTAAACAATAAAGTTGGCGTGAAGATTAACACTGTTGATCTTTCTGACCATGTCACATCAATCACTCTTAACCGCACATTCGATGAGCTAGAAGTAACTGCAATGGGTGACACAGCACACAAGTTCGTTAAGGGCTTGGAAGCATCATCTGTAACAATCGATTTCCTAAACGACACAGCAACAGCAAATGTATTGGCAACACTACAAGCTGCATGGGGTACAACAGTCACATGTGTATTCCTACAGGAAAAGGGAACAGCAGTATCTGCTACTAACCCTCTTTACACAGTCTCATTGCTAATCAATAACACTACAGACATCAATGGTGCTGTAGGCGATATGGCTACACAGTCAATCACATTCACTGCTAACTCAACAGTTGCAGTAGCCACAACAGGCACATTCTAAACAAACTATAAAGGGGCAAACTCATGGCAAAACTAAAGATAGTTCGTACAGATGGAAGCGTATTGGAAGGCGAGATCACTCCAGCAGTGGAGTACTCATTCGAGCAGTACGCTAAAAAGGGCTTCCATAAGGCGTTCCGCGATGAAGAAAAGCAGAGCGATGTCTATTGGTTAGCATGGGAAGTAACACGCAGGTCAGGTGAAACTGTTAAGCCTTTCGGTATGGATTTCATCGAGACACTAAAAAGTGTCGAGGTGCTTGATTCAGACCCTTTAGCTTAAAGCGCGATCTTCCATTCACCTATCTAATTGCTAGGCTAAGCATTAGGTTGGGAATCGCGCCACAGCAGTTGTTGGATCTAGATAAGACCATGCTCGATGCATTAGTGCAAGGGCTCAAGGATGAAGCGAAAGAGGTGAGCGATGCGAGTAAAAGTAGAAGGCGTTAAGCAAACTCGCAAGGCTATTCGCCAGTTCGCTCCCGACCTAAATAAAGAATTGAACAAAGAGCTTAGAATTGCATTAGCCCCTATTGCTAAAAAGGCTAGGGGTTTTGTGCCTTCCGATTCCCCTATGTCTGGCTGGGCTGGTCGCTCATTCTCAGAAGCCAAGTTTCCTGTTTTTAACGCAAGCACTATTCGTTCTGGCATTGGCTTTACTACAAAGCAAGGCAGAACTACTAAGTCTGGCTTTACTTCCAATGCCACAATCTTTAACAAGTCTGTTGCAGGCGCAATCTACGAAACAGCAGGTAGAGCAAACAATGGACAAGGACAGCCGTGGGTCGGTCCTAAAGCAGGTGGCACTTCTAAGAAAGTAAGCAGATCTAATAACCCCAATGCTGGAACTCAGTTTATTGAGAACCTTCCTCAATTAACGAGCAGCTTAAAAGGTCGCGGTCGCTTAATTCTTAAAGCGTGGGCTCAAGATCAGGGCAAAGCTTATGGCGCAGCGATCAAAGCTATTGATAAAGCAGAACGCAAGTTTTATGACAGATCTAAAACTACTACTTTCAGTAAGGCTGCCTAATGGCTATTGATATCAACATTGGCTCCAAACTCGATGGCAAAGGTTTTAAGCAAGCCGATACGGCGATCAATAAACTAAACAAAAGCACTAAGAGCCTTACTCGCAATCTTGGCTTAGCACTTGGCACAGCTGCAATCATCTCTTTTGGTAAAGCATCCGTTAAAGCGTTTGCAGAAGATGACAAGGCAGCCAGAGCATTAGGTCAAACTCTTAAAAATCTAGGACTTGCCTACGGCTCAAATGCCAACACAGTTAATGGCTTTATTTCTCGACTTGAATTGCAGACAGGCGTGCTTGATGATGAGCTTCGTCCAGCCATGGATCGGTTGCTTCGTGCAACAGGTGATGTTACCAAGTCTCAAGAATTGCTTGGACTTGCATTAGACATTTCAGCAGGTACAGGTAAAAGCCTCACACAGGTTTCACAGAGCCTACAAAAAGCATACCTTGGACAAACTCAAGCACTTGGTCGCTTAGGCGTTGGACTATCAAAGGCAGAGCTTACATCTTCATCATTCGAGGAAATCCAAGCACGCCTATCGACACTTTTTGCAGGGCAGGCAACAGCAGCAGCAGATACCTATGCAGGTTCACTTGCTAAATTAACTGTTGCAGGAAACAACGCTAAAGAAACTATTGGTAAGGGTCTAGTTGATGCTTTTGTGACTGCATCTAACTCATCTTCAATCGATGACTTAATCGGTAAGATCGATCGAGCTGCCGAAGCAATGGCTGGCTTCTTGCGCGAAACTGGAAAGTTCATCCAGATCACTAAAGACATTTTTAAGAATCCTAGTTTCTTTGCTCCATCTGGCGGTTTATTTGGTGATGGTAAAGGTTTCGGCAACATTTCTATGACTGTATCCTCACAAGATACTCAGCGAGCAGACGCCATCGCTAAAAAGAACGCTTCGGCAATGGCAAAACTCACAGGCGTTCAAGCTGCTAACCAAGCCAAGATTCTAAAGGACAAGCGACTTGCTAATGCAATCGACAAGGCTAACCTTGCTCTAAATAAGGGCAACGAAGTCTTTGACATGGACAAGATCCAGATTGCAGCAGCTCTAACTAATCAGGCTGAGCAACTAGGCAAGGCAACATCTTCTGCACAGGTTCTCCAGATTGCTAACGACACGGCACGCCTAAATGTAAAGCAGTCGATCCTTGCTCTGGAAGATGCTATTGCTTCTAAGGATGAAGCAGCCATCACAGCAGCTACCAAGAAACTCAATGAGGATCTAAAGATTCTTGGTGTCCTCTCAGGTCAGAATGTAAAGCTTCAAGACATCAAGTCAATCCTTGACAGTCTAAAGCCTAAAGATCTTATTAACCTTGCTAATCTGGATGCAGCCATTGCTAAGATGATGGAATTGCTAAAGCTACAAGGTACTAAAACTTTAGTTCCTACCACTCCATCCGCTGCAGGTGGAACTACTGGTGGAACTACTGGTGGAACTACTGGTGGCAGCAACACTGGCAATCCTGCTTTAGATTCATTGATCGATCTACGCAAAGGCACAGAATCAGGCACAGCAATTAACTTCTTACTTAAAGAGCACATTGATGAGATAATCGCTAATTCAAGTAGCAGCATGGTTGATGAACAATCACAGTTAGCAATGATGAGAATTCTTAATCGAACTGGAATTGGTGCAACTTCAGGTTTTGATCCTGCTAGATTTAGAGCATTTGAGTCAGGCGATACTATTAACATCAATGTAACCGCAGGCGTTGGAGATCCAGAGGCAATCGCTAGAAGTTTAGAAGATTACATTCGTCAGTCTTATCAACGCGGTACGAGCGCAACAGGACTTCTAGCGGTATGACATGGCTTCCAGAATGGCGCATTACAGTAGGTGCAACTGTTTATACCAATGTCACAGGCGTAAATCTGGTCACTGGTAGAATTGATATTGATCGCCAATGTCAAGCAGGTTATGCTCGCATGGACATCATCAACTCGACCAATGCTCTCTTTGACATCGATGTTACAGATTCCCTGACTTTAGAGCTTAAAGATAGCGGTGGCACTTATGTGCCTGTATTCGGTGGCACAGTCTCAGACTTTACTACTTCAGTCAGAAGCCCAGAAGAAGTGGGTTTTATTACTATTGGAACAATCCTTGCAGTCGGTGCTTTGGCTAAATTGCCTAAAGCAATCTACACGGATTCTGTAGCTCATGACCTTGATGGAGAACAGATCCGCATTATTCTTTCAGAGCTGCTAGTCAATGAGTGGATAGAAGTAGCACCTGCACTACAATGGCAAGATTACGACCCAACTACTACATGGGCTAATGCTGAGAATGTGGGCTTGGGTGAGATCGATGCTGGTCTTTACGAGATGGACAATCTCAGTGCAGCAGATCGCAACACACAGACTTTAGTTCAGCAGATAGCAGACAGCGCACTCGGAACGCTATACGAGGACAAGCAGGGTCGCATAGCCTATGCGGATGCGGATCATAGAAGTAATTATTTAGCAACTAATGGCTCAACCCAGTTAGACGGCAATTACGCTTCCCCTGCCAGTGTTAAGTCAATCCTACAGATCGGCAAGATCCGTAACAGTGAGATTGTGCGCTATGGCAACGATTACGGCTCGACATACTCAGCCACAGACGATGCTTCTATTATTACTTATGGTCGCTACCAAAGAACATTTGATTCTAATATTCGCTTTCTGGCAGATATTGAAGATATTATCGAGCGCGATCTAGCCCTGCGCTCAGTGCCTAGAACACAGCTTGACCAGATCACTTTTAGACTTGACAATCCTAATATGCCAGATGCCCTTAGAGATGACCTTATAAACCTTTTTTTTGGCGAGCCAGTAGTTATTACTAACCTGCCCTTCAACATGTTCGAGGGGTACTTCTCAGGCTTTGTAGAGGGCATCTCTATGAGAGCCACGCCAACTTTTGTGGATGC